CCCTGTACTAGAACCTTTGCTTATTGAGAATGAGCAAGATCTGATTGATCTTTTTGGAAAACCATTTAATAATGATAGACAGTATGAATACTGGTATTCTGCATCAAACTATCTACAGTACGGTGGTATATTAAGAGTCGTCAGAGCAGACGGTGCAAATTTAAATAACGCAAACGTTGGTGCTGTAGGTATTGCATCAACTTCAAATCTTAAAATAAAATCTTTTGAAGATTATCAGAACAATTATGAGGATAGTGTTTCATATCGATTAGCTGCAAGAAACCCAGGCAGTTATGCAAACGGATTAAAAGTTGCATATATTGATGGTGCTGCAGACCAAACACTTACATATGATCCCGATCTTACTGGAGTAACAGGAGATGTTACTGGAAAAGTACAAGTCGGTTTTGCGGTAACTCAAGCAATTAGTGGTTCATTTGTAGGAGTTGGAACAACTGGTGAGTTAGATGGATATCTACAAGGTGTCATCACTGGTGTTGGAAATAGCACAATTGATGTTAAGGTTGTAAATCGTGTTTCTGCTGGTGGAACAATCATTCCTGTAAATTACACAGAGAATGGTAAATTCCAATTTAGTGTAGGTACTGCGACATCAACTACTGGTGGTGCATCTGGTAACAGATTGCCTGGCACTGGTATTCAAATATCAAATAGTAGTTCAACAATTGCAGCTCCAGCAGCTGGTATTCAGACATCATTAACAGTTACAACAATCGCAGACTGGTATGACAATCAGTTCATTCAATTAAAGAATGGTGCGTTAGCATGGAAAGAAATTGCTGAAAAACCAGGCACAAGTGGATATGCTGCTGCAAGAAACAGTAAGAATGATGAACTTCATATTGTGGTTATTGACGACAGTGGAAAAATAACTGGACAACAAGGTGCGATTCTTGAAAAGTTTGCTTTCTTATCAAAGGCAGATGATGCGAAGAACTCATTCGGTAGTGCAATCTACTATAAAGATTTTGTTGCAGAAAATTCAGACAACATCTTTGTTGGAGTCTCAACAGGTAATGGATCAATTGCATCTGGTATTCAGACTGCATTTACTCCATCATCAACAGTTGAAAATCTTTGGAGTCAAGATGCTCAAGATGTGAATTTCAACTTTGGTGGTAATATACTTTATGAATTACAAGGTGGTAAAGATTACTCTGGTGTAAGTACAGAAGGTGGATATTCTTGCTCTCTTGGTTCAATCATGGGTGGTTATGAAATCTTTGAAAACGAAGCAGAGTATTCAGTTAATTTCTTACTTCAAGGCCCTGGCATTGTAGGTAATGAACAGGAATCACAAGCAAAAGCAAATAAATTAATTGCAATTGCAGAACAGAGAAAAGATTGTCTCGCAGTTATTTCACCAAATAGAGAGACAACAGTAAATGTCACAAAGGCATCTACACAGACAGATAACGTGATTCGATTCTACGATCCAATCACATCATCATCATTCGCAGTATTTGACTCAGGTTACAAATACCAGTTTGATAGATTCAATAATAAATTCCAGTATATACCTTTAAATGGTGATATTGCTGGATTAATGGCAAGAACATCTGAGGAACAATTCCCTTGGTTCTCACCAGCTGGATCACAAAGAGGAAACATCTTAAATGCAGTTAAACTTGCATACAATCCAAACAAAGTACAGAGAGATGCTTTATATGTCAAGAGAATTAACCCTGTTATATTCTCACCTGGCGCTGGATTCGTTCTCTTTGGTGATAAGACAGGATTAGCAATTGCATCTGCTTTCGATAGAATTAACGTTCGTCGTTTGTTCTTAAATCTAGAGGCAAGAATTGAGATTGCTGCAAGAACACAGCTCTTTGAGTTTAACGATGAGATTACGAGAGCAAACTTCCGTAATATTGTTGAACCATTCCTTCGTGGAGTTCAAGCGAAGAGAGGTATTCAAGACTTCGTAGTGATTTGTGATGAAACAAACAACACACCTGATGTGATTGATGCGAATGAGTTTAAGTGCGATATCTTTATCAAACCAGCTCGTTCAATTAACTTCATCGGTCTTACATTCGTCGCGACTAGAACTGGAGTTTCCTTCAGTGAAGTCATAGGTCGAGTTTAATTAAATCCCACTAAATAACCAAAGGAGTTAAAAGAAAAAATGGCATCATTTAACCAAAGAAACATAACAGAGTTTCGATCCAGACTATCTGGTGGCGGTGCAAGGTCTAATTTATTTGAAGTCGAGATTGCCTTTCCAGAAGAATTGAATATAACAATATCTGACGTTTCAGATAAAGTTCCATTTCTTGTAAAAGCTGCAGAGATACCAGCATCAAATCTAGGTAATATTCCTGTTCCATATCGAGGTCGTGTTCTTCCTGTTGCTGGAGATCGTACTTTTGATCCTTGGACAGTGACTATTATCAATGATACTGATTTTGTTCTCAGAGATGCGATGGAGAAGTGGAGTAATTCAATCAACGACTTACAGACAGCTCAAGGAACAATTAACCCAGAAGTTTATCAGAGATCAGCACAAGTTAAACAATTAAGTAGAGAGGGAGCTAATCCTGGCGATCCAGAAAAAGTATTAAGAACATATAACTTTGAAGGAATTTATCCTAATACAGTAAGTTCTATACCTCTTGATTTTGGTGCAACAGATCAAATTGAAGAGTTTCAAGTTACATTCAACTACTTATTCTATGAGGTAGAGTCACCACTCGGAAATCTCTCACTTTAAGTTGATAAATACCACAGTTTAGGATATAATATAAATACCAGTAAAGGTATAATTATACAATGGCACAACTTTTTGGTTTCTCAATTGACGATTCTTACAAGAAACCGTCTGAAACAGTAGTCTCACCAGTCCCCAAAAATAATGAGGATGGTGCTGACTACTTTTTGTCGTCTGGATTTTATGGTCAATATTTAGATGTAGAGGGTGTATTTAAGACTGAATATGATTTAATTCGTAGATATCGTGAGATGGCATTACATCCAGAGGTTGATAATGCGATAGAAGATATTATAATCGAAGCAATAGTTGCTGATCAAAATGACTCTCCAGTTCAAATTGATCTTCAAAATTTAGATGTAGGGCCTCAAATTAAAGATATTATTCGTGGAGAGTTTCAATATATCAAAGAAATGTTAGACTTTGATAAGAAAGCTCACGAAATATTTCGTAATTGGTATGTAGATGGAAGAATATATTATCATAAAGTCATAGATTTAGATAGACCAGAGGAAGGAATTAAGGAACTTAGATATATTGATGCACTTAAAATCAAATATATTAGAGAACAAAAGAAAAAAGGTGGTGAAAATGCTATTAATTATGCGAACAATAATCGTCCAGGCTTAGATGGTTCAAATCCAAAAGATGCTGAATTTCCAGGCTTAACTGAATACTTTATATACACACCAAATTCATATCAAAAAAATCAATATGGATCTGTTGCTGTCACAGGACAACAGAAAGATGCAGTAAAATTTGCGAGAGATGCCATTGCATATTGCACATCAGGTTTAGTTGATCGTAATAAACATACAGTTCTTTCATATCTACAAAAGGCAATTAAAGCTCTTAATCAACTTCGTATGATTGAAGATGCACTCGTAATATACAGATTATCAAGAGCTCCAGAAAGAAGAATATTTTATATTGATGTTGGTAATTTACCAAAAGCAAAAGCAGAGCAATATCTTCGTGAAGTCATGGCAAGATATCGTAATAAATTGACTTACGATGCAGCAACTGGTGAGATTCGTGATGACAAGAAGTACATGTCAATGATGGAGGATTTTTGGCTTCCTCGTCGTGAAGGTGGTCGTGGAACTGAAATTTCAACGTTGCCTGGCGGACAAAACTTAGGAGAACTTACAGATGTAGAATATTTCCAAAAGAAACTTTTAAGATCTTTGAATGTTCCTGAGTCTCGCATGGCTGATAATGCAAGTTTTAGTTTAGGTCGTTCATCAGAAGTATTAAGAGATGAACTTAAGTTCAGTAAGTTTGTTGGAAGAATGAGAAAAAGATTCAGT